TCAAACTACCAATCTCAATGATAGATATTATGGCTCTGGAAAGTTCATAAGGTCTGCCATGAAGAAATATGGTAAAGAGAACTTTACTAAAGAGATACTATTTGTCTTCGATACTGAAGAAGAAATGAATACAAAAGAGAAAGAGTTGATAACAGAAGAGTTTGTATCCAGAAAAGATACTTACAACGCCGGAATTGGCGGAGAAGGAGGACCTCATTTCAAAGGGAAAAAGCACGGCTCTTACATGAAAGAAATAAGTAGCTCTGTAGATCATCGTAAAAAAATAAGTGAAGGTCTTAAAGAACACTATAAAGATAACGCTGCTTGGAACAAAGGTCAAACAATATCATCAAATCAAAAAGATAAAATATCAAAAACAATGAGTGGAAGAAAACTTTCAGAAGAAACAAAAAATAAGATAAAAGAAGCGCGGGCAAGACAAACATTTTCAGAAGAAACAAAAAAGAAAATGACTGAAAGCGCAAGAAATAGAAAGAAATAATTTTAGTGGGCTTGTCGACTAATTGGTTAAGTCACAATCCTCATAAGATTGCTGATCGCGGTTCGAGTCCGTGCGGGCCTACCAAAATTATTTCTTGGTCTTATTATAATCGGTACTGCTGGGATAGGGCAGCTAAGTCGGCACGAGGAGGTGCTAGAGCCAAAAACATTGCTTCCGTAGCTCAGTGGATAGAGCAACCGCCTTCTAAGCGGTCGGTCGAGGGTTCGAATCCTTCCGGGAGCGCCATACTTTCTATTGAAAGGTTTCCTATGTTAACTCATATTCAAAATATGCAATGGGTTGGCGCTCTTAGTCTTGAAGACGCAGACGTACTAGCTCAGAAGTCAAAGACTGCTCTAAAGATATTAGAATTTGGCCCTGGTGGCTCGACAATGATATTTCTTCAGAGTATTGATTCTAACGCATCAGTTACTTGCGTTGAGACTCGACAGCAATGGATTGAAGAACTACAGAATAGATTAGATCTTATTGAACATAAGTCTAATAATTATGAGTTCTATCGGTATAAAGATTTCATGAATAAAGAAATTAGAGAAGAAAGCTTTGATCTCATATTTGTTGATGGTGAGAAAACATTTAGAGAAGACTTTGCGCGTAAGACATGGTATCTGTTAAAGAACGGCGGAGAGATGATGTTTCACGACACAAAGAGAATATCATATATTGATAGTATGATGAACGTAATTCGCAATAAACTTTTTCAAATCGAAAGCGTTCAATTTAATATTAAAGCATCAAACGGAGAGAATTCAAACATTTCTTCGATTAAGAAAACAGCTAGAATTGAACCACCAAACAACTTACAGAGTATCGAACAAGAAAGAGAACTGTGGACTTTTGGTGGTATCAGACAACATAACTATACGATAGACAAAGGTCTGTTTGTATATAGAAATACAGAAGCGCAAAAATAAAGGAAGCGTGGGCGAGAGGTTTATGCCTGCAGTCTTGAAAACTGCCGAACGGAAACGTTCCGTGAGTTCGAATCTCACCGCTTCCGCCATGATTTAGGATCGGTTCAGCAAACCAAAACGCTAAAATGTTATGATAGTCTTAGCGGACAAAACGATCCTGTTTAATTTGGGCTCTTAGCTCAGCTGGGAGAGCGCCTGCCTTGCAAGCAGGAGGTCAGGAGTTCGATCCTCCTAGGGTCCACCAATATAACGGAGAACATCTAATGGCTGCATTTCTTATCTTTATGGCAGTGGTTATAGTTGCAATTCTCTGGATTTCAGATGGACCAGGATCAAATCGCTGGTAATAGAATTGGCCTATTCGTATATGGGTATTACATTCGGCTGTCCACCGGATAAAGAGGGTTCAAGTCCCTCATAGGTCGCCAACTTACGATGGTTGTGTTAGAGTCTTGGTTGTCTTAACACATAAACTAGAAAGAGGTACGGGTCGCTACCGTCGCTCACTATTCCATCGTATTCAATAATGCGGAATTAGCTCAGTGGTAGAGCCCCTCGTTTACACCGAGGTTGTCGGGAGTTCGACCCTCTCATTCCGCACCAACTACATGCCCATGTAGGCCAATTGGTAGAGTCGGCGCGCTTAGAACGCGTATGTTGGGGGTTCGAGTCCCTCCATGGGCACCAAAATTTAGAATGTTTACAGCAACAAAACAAAACTACTGGTTCGATTCCAGTACTCCCCACCATGGATACACTGTCAGCACTGTGAGAAGCGCAGATCGACAAGACTAGAACAAGGTTTGAATCCAAACAGTGTATCTTTGATGGGGAGTATGGCAAGGTGCCGCTAAGAGCAATCTTAGCTTTCCCCAAACATTCTGTTATATAGTATAGGAGAGCACAATGCGCGATAGAGCTTTTCGACGATTTCAAGAACTTAAGAAGAAGCAGTGGGTTCGAAAGTTTTTCTCAAAACATCGAGCTCGTGATCTAACCGATGCTGATGTTGGAGTCTATTCTCATACACCGCATCTGTGTTCCTGCTACTTATGTGGTAATCCACGCAAGTGGTGGGATCAAAAGACTCTTCAAGAAAAGAAGATGGAAGACTTTTATAAAGCAACTGATGAAGACTAATGGATCGTGGGCAGGACGGTAATGCAGCAGATTGCTAATCTGTAGAACGAGCAATCGTTCACTGGGTTCGACTCCCAGACGGTCCGCCAATACGGGTGGTAATCCTAGTTGGGACTAGGGCTCGCCTGGAAAGCGATGCGCAGGCGCAAGTCTGTCAGATTCGATTTCTGTGCCACCCGCCAAAAAAATAATGGTTGACATTCACATAGAATCAGTTTATATTGATAATGTAAGTAACGAAAGGAAACAACGTTATGCTTTACATTCGTGATATCATGGAGCTTCTTCAAGTTGATAAAGAAGTCGCGACTAAAGTGTTTGCTTGGATGGATCTTGACCTGAGCGAATGCACTAGGGAAGATTTCGATGCTGATGCACGTTATGTGTATGCCCAAATTAAAAATGGTACATACAAATAACTATTGACATTCATGTCGAATCAGTGTATTCTAATAATGTAAGGAACGAAAGGAAACCTTGATGAATATCGCTAGCTCCAAACTTGCTGAGATTGCCTACGGTATGTCCGAGATGGCTCGCACTCACAAGAACGACGTGATTGCAAACAACCTCGCTCGCGTTTCGGAAAAGGTCGCCGTCCAAGGTGCAAACTGGGCAGGTAAACCGCTCGATGAAACTGATATGATGTTGGTTCGTTACTACCTCGCTAACAAATAATAGTTGACATTTCTGTCGAATCAGTGTAGATTGAGAATATACAGAAGAGGAACTGATCATGTATACCTTCGATGAAACGATCGTCTCCGACCTCCACAAGGATGCTTACGGCTATCGCCCAGATGCATACTTCTGGGAAGAGTGGACTCAGTGCGGCGACGACACTCGTCAAGCCATGTGGGATAACCTGCTTGTAGAACTTGAGCAAGCGCGTGAGCGGGAAGCTCAAGAACAGATCGCTGCGATCAATGCTTTCGAGCTTGAGATTGCAAACGCTCTTGATGTTGGTGCTCGTTCGCGTGAAGACGCAGTTCGTTGGATCGTCCAAGGTTTGGAGCTTAGCGATATCGACATGATGTACGGTGGCAGCTACATCTGCTTCCTTAAGGGTCTGCCTTATCGCATGGCAGCAATGTTTGACAACGCGATCAACTTCTTTCGTGCTGAAGTTGTATAAATAGTATTGTAACGAGTGCTCTGTTTCCCGCTATATCCCGTAAATGAGGGTCGGCCACCCAAACTTTACTGAAACACGCAATGCGCTGGGGTATAGCGGAAAACAGAGATAGTTTCCTGATAGCTCAGTTGGTAGAGCGTCTGACTGTTAATCAGAATGTCCCAGGTTCGAGCCCTGGTCAGGGAGCCAAAATTTATATCGGTGTAGCTCAATGGTAGAGCGGAGGTCTCCAAAACCTCGCGCAGTGGGTTCGATTCCTACCACCGGTGCCAATATATCCGAGTATAGCTCAGTTTGGTAGAGCGCTTGCTTTGGGAGCAAGATGTCGTGGGTTCAAATCCTGCTACTCGGACCAAAATTTAGGATCGGTTCAGCAAACAAAAACGCTAAATCGTATTGGATGTCTTAGCGGACAAAACGATCCTGTTAAATATGGTCCTATAGCTCAGCTTGGTTAGAGCGCGAGTCTCTAAAACTCACGGCCGCGGGTTCAAATCCCGCTTGGACCACCACGAATCCGACTTTGTAAGAAATGGCATAAGAGTAACCGAGACAACTTATGTACCGCTTACATTAACTAGCGCTGTATATGCTGGCAAAGCCGATAAAAACCTTCTCAGGTCGTGCATATGTTAGAGCCGGATAACTATATTAAGGAAAGTGTAAATAAATGTCGTATCTAAATCACAACCTACCAGATTGGCCTTGCTACATTCGCAATGAGTTTTTGTACAATCACACAAAAGGACATGGCGAAGTTTCCAAATGTAATGTTCACTCAGTCGCAAGCATGGAGAAAAGAACGCCATTATTTGAATGCTTTTTAGAAAATGGTGTAAACTGGACTCGTAGACCTCTGCACGCGCTTTGTTGGGATCCGGAAGCAGAAATAGAACCACTAAATCAAATCATGTATTGGGATTGTTTTTCCACGTACATTGACGTTCAACGTAGACATCGCTTGGCTGGGTTAAGCGCTGAACTAATTCGTCCTGATAATACAAAAGTACGTGGTGATTACATGTTCACTCTTGATTGGGGCTTTGAAAACAAAGCAATGGCCGATTTTAACTTTGCAGAAACACCTGAGCATAAGTGTGCTCATCTGTTCAAAGTAGAAACTGGAAATTACTACGCTTATCCAAATAATAGAATTATATGGTATGATAGCGCATTTACATCTAATCGTATCTCAGCCAATCCCGGGTATGAAATTGATATGACTTGTTATTCAGTAGAGAATAAGAGAACTTTTGAGACCTCTGACCATTACATTTACAACATTACAGAAAGTTAATAAAGGAGAAATACAAATGAAGAGATATCACTTGTAGATTACTAGACCGCCCTAAATTGGGGCATACATCATGAAGTAAAAATGAAACCCAATTTAGGAGAACTAACAATGTCTATAGAACTTAAAATTAAATCTAAACACCTTTCAGAAGAAGCTCGTATCATTCGTTTTGAAGAACGTAAGTTACTCAAACAGTATCAGTGGTCTCTAAACAAATACAGAGAAGCTGGACACAACGACATCTATCCACGTTGGCATGATAAAGCATTTAACGAATACAAATCTATCAGCCAACACCGCAAATGGGAAGTGCGTAACGAGAACCGTGCTACCTTCCTTGCTCGTGCTTATCTCACTGGCAAACCATATAAGTCTGTTGAGAATAAGTGCAATGATACATCTGTGCTTCGTACTCGCATCCTTCCTCGTGTTTGTGAGATGGTTAATAAGTATGGCCCAGTTGCTGATAAGCTGAGTAAGAAGTGGAACAGAGAGCGTATGCGTTATGAGTATGATGCAGAACCTTGGAAAGCTCACTGTGATAAAGTAAAGGCTTGGACTGAAAGTTGATATAAATACTATTTGGATGGATACTGCAACCAATCTGCGGGGTAACAACCGCTATCATATGGTTAGATAGTATCGACGAGGTCCACAGACCATCCAGTTTTTAATTTGTGGATAGTAAGCGATAACGAAGCTAACCCATCGAAATGTAAGATGAAGGCCTGGCGTATTAGCCGGCGAAACATGACAGCTCGGAGAGACGAGTACTTAATTAAAAGGTATATTAATGAGTGAAGAGTATTTAGATAATTCAAAAAAGTTTTTCGATGAAACTTCAATAGAAGTTTGGAAAAATATATTATCTAAAGAAACACAAATGCATTATGCGTTTGGCGAGTCAATATTAAATAATAGAAAAATTTTTGAAAATGTAGCTACGGTTCTAGATGTTGGCTGTGGGTGGGGTGGCTCGCTACATCGTATTAAGTCAATATCTCCAAATGCTCACATAACAGGTTTAACCGAATCAAAACAGCAGGCAGAATACATTGGAGACGAATTCAATGTTATTCTTGCAAACGCTAATGAATACACTACAAATTCTAAATACGAAATCGTATCATTCATTCAAAGTATTACACATATGAAAGATACGGCGTTTTCAAACTTGGCAAAAACTACTGATAGAATTTTCATAAATGATTTTGTACAAACAAATAAAAGTGACTTTTATTTAAATGAAAACTGGGTTATGAAAATTAGAACAATAGATAATTGGAAAAATATGTTCAATGAAAATGGATTTGAAATTAAATCATTTAACATTTTGCCGTTACAAGAATACAAAAAGAATTCTGCATTTTGGTTAGATAATATAGTAAAGCATAACTATAGTAATATTACATGGCAGATATCAGTTTTAGAAAAACTTTGTAGAGCTTTTTTGAATAAAGAAATAACGAATACAGAACATTTACATCCGTATGAATCTGATGTATTTTTAGTAGATATCTATGCAGAAAGAAATAACGGATAAATAATTTAATGCGGGTGAGGCTAAGGTAGCCAACTAGCCTTCCAAGCTATAGGAGACCGGTTCGATTCCGGCCACCCGCTCCAAGAATTTGCCCTTTTAGCTCAGTGGTAGAGCAATCGCCTTGTAAGCGATAGGTCGTCAGTTCAATTCTAGACATGGGGCACCATTTTATTATAGGAGAAAATGAATGGCTTATTGGGGTTACCACGCAATGTTTGATTGCGCATCTTGTGATATTGATAAGATTACTAGTAAAGAAAACGTACACAATTTCATTAAAGAATTAGTACCTGCTATCGAAATGATTGCGTTTGGCGAACCTATGATTGAGCATTTTGCTACTCATGCACCCGACAAAGCAGGCATTAGTTTTCTTCAAATGATCGAGACGAGCAACATTTCCGGTCACTTGGTCGATTCAAATGGGGATGCTTACATCGACATCTTCTCTTGTAAGACTGTTGACGTAAAGATCGCAGAAGAATTGATCGTTAAGTACTTCAATCCGAAAAAGATCCGTCTTAACTTCATTACTCGTTCTGCTGGGTAAATGACACCAGCCGAACGCAAGGAAGCCAATCGGTATTATTGGATTGTCAAAGGTCACTTAATACCAGAGACCTGGCAAGACAAAGATGTTCGTTCAGTTCTTGATGGTTACTTCGTTAGACTATGGGGTAACCACGAGAACGTAGTTCATGAGGATGGTTTTGAGGAAGCGTGGCAGAAGCGCATAGGGAATCTCGAACGTAAAGTTAGCAACCCGGAGTAAGACTAATTTACGTTCGAGATATCTTTATTACTCTTCTTCGTTCTTCTTGCTCTTACTTGATCCAGATCCGCTGAGCATTATACCTGATAGTGTACCAGTTAAAAATGTAGCGATTGGTTGAATGAGTTCAAAAAACTTTTGATCGTTAGGTGACACGAACATAGGTTGTGTCACGTGTATTAGGCTATACAATACAGCAAAGATTGTACCGGTTAACGTAAATGCAAGGCATACGCCAACAATAAATCTTAGTTTTGCGTTTAGTTCTTCAATTTTATCTTGACTATTACTCATTTGCGTTGGTCTCTTCTATTGTTTGGTTGATACCGTCGACTATATTTGGACTTTCTTCAAGTTCAAACACGCTGCTATTTTCATCTATCATCTCTTCAGTACTTGCTTCTTCAGTTTGAATAATCTCGTCAACTTTTCCGGTATATTCTTCAGACGCAGCTGCTTCTTCCGATGGAGTTTCTTCTGCTGGCAGACTCATAAATTTGTTGACTTGTTCCTCGTATCTGTTCGAGTAGTTTCCGTCTAGCGATATTAGATCAGATGTACATGTTCCAGTAGCTAGACAGATAGGTGGGTTACATTCAGGTGCGCTCCAAAAGTCTGGATTTTGGCACTCGTAACGATACTTATCTTCTGCAAAGAAGACAATGTAACTACCTACTAGTAAAGCGAGTATTGGAAGATACATGTAGATTTCGAAAAATTTCTTGATTTGCATGACCTTTTCCTCTCTTCGTTGATAATAATGTAGTTCACCTATTGACATTAATGTAATTCGTGTTAATATATATCCATACAAGAGATTCTGCGGGCGTGACGTAACAGGTAACCGTATCAGACTTAAAATCTGAGTTTTGTGGGTTCGATTCCCACCGCCCGTACCACTATAACATATGGAGAGAGTGAAATATGATTCTTGACGATACAGAATGGTTCCAGACACAGCGACGCGTTCAAGCCGAGAATGCTCCACTCGTAGATGAATGGAAAAAGCTCTATGCAACTCCAGTGAAATCTGAGTTTGAGTCTGCGATTGAACGAGAGATTACTAAGTTTGTTGAACGTGTTGGCCTGTATGAACACCCAACATCTACTCGCCCTCGTTGGAAAACTGACAAAGAAATGTATCAAGCATTTTGGAACGAAAGGCTGAACTAATATGGCTAAAACGAGTCTTGAATACGCTGAACTGACCGGTCTTAGAATCTTTATCGAAAACTACAAAACTGCATATGAGATTCAGTATGGTAAACATAAAGACTACGACGTAAATAAACCAGTAGGACCTCAAGCTATTATGAGTTGTATTCAAGATAGAATTCTAGAACTCGAAAAGAAATAAGATAATGCCGTGACAAGTGTAAGTGGAAGCATATCTCACTGTGACTGAGATGGAATGGGATCGAAGCCCATGCACGGTACCAATAATGCGGAGGTAGCTCAGTGGTAGAGCTTCTGCTTGCCAAGCAGATGGCCGTGGGTTCGAGTCCCATTCTCCGCTCCAAATATGTCCCTGTAGGCCAACTGGTAGAGTCACTAGCTTGAGGTGCTAGGTGTTGGAGGTTCGAGTCCTCTCAGGGACACCATTGCCCGTTCGTCTAACGGTAGGACGCTAGGCTCTGACCCTAGTAATCGCGGTTCGAATCCTCGACGGGCATCCAACATATAAATACTATAATGAATAATACTTTGAACATGGAGTTTAGATCGCAAGAAGGATACGGTGACTTTATCACCGGCCTTTGCTATGCACATTCATCTGTGTTAAAGTATCAGAGACCAGTCCACATAAAGTTTCATTGGCCAAATGCAAAGGATTACTTGCTCAGTGAAAAGGACCAAGAGTCAATCCTCTATCGTTTTAATTACATTAAAGATTACTTAAGGCCGGTAGATGGTCTAACGATATCACATGAATATTCGTCTAATCCAAAGTTTAGATTCGTCAACGAGCTTGAAGAATTCAATCACCTGCATGGTCTCTGGTATCTAAAAGAAGAACCAAAGATAAAGCCTGGACTCGTCGCGTTTTGGTCTTCGAAACATAACCTTACGTTTCCTGGTTATCATAAAGACCCATTATACGATCATTGGGATACCGTTGTAAATAACCTTAAGATGGAAGGATACGAAGTAGTTGAGTTAACTTATAGAACTCCTATTCGTGAAGTCATGGACGTAATCACGACATGTGAGTTTGGAGTCGGCTACGAGGGTATGGTACATCAGCTGTTTAAGTTTACATGGCGGCCTATCGTGATTGCATCGAAGAGAGTAGAACTCGCGACTCTTCTTGCTCCTCAAGGCGCAATCATAACTTCACCAGATCAACTCCTACACAATCATATTTCCAAATACGTGAAACAGAGTAAAAAGAATATCCAAAGACTTCTGATTGCTCATCAAGAATATATGAACGACGTACAGGATCCAACGAAACACAAGTTATACGGTATGGAAACATGAAAGAAACTGATAACCAACATACGTTTATTCAAAGACGTCAAGACATAGAAACGAAATACTTCGAGACTCTTGACTCTCAGAACATTCTGAAATCAATTTCGTCTGTTGATATCACTACGATTGATTTATGCAATCGTTCCTGCGTGTTCTGTCCTCGACACGATCCTCGAGTCTATCCAAATCGAAATCTTCGAATGACGACGAGTGGCGCAGAGATCATAGCCAAGAGATTGGCTGATATACAATACACCGGAACAATCGCCATCTCTGGCTTCGGTGAAAACCTTCTAAACCCTGACATTGTAAATATCATTAGAGCCTTAAGAACGCACAATAGTAAAGCGTACATTGAGTGCAATACAAATGGAGATCCTCTTAACACGACTCTTATCAAGGATCTGATTGAAGCTGGTCTTGATGTACTTAATATCAATATGTACGACGGCCCAGAACAGATTCAATACTTTGACGAGATCCTCGAGGGTATACCAGAAAAGAACTATAAGTATAGAGTTCATTGGGATCCAAAGGATCATGGGATCATATTCAATAATCGTTCCGGTCTTATCAAATGGATGGATGATACTGATACTCTTGAGAACGTGAAGAACAATAAGTGCTTCTATCCCTTCTATAAACTATACGTTGATTGGAATGGTGACGTTCTGTTCTGCGCAAACGATTGGGGTAGAGAACGAGTCGTTGGTAACCTAATGCAGCAACCTATCTCCGAAGTTTGGATGAGTAAGGAAATGCAGAAGGTAAGAATGAGACTCTCGAGAGCAAATAGAAACTTTAGTCCCTGTAATAAGTGCAGCGTCATAGGTACACTCGTAGGAGAAAAGAGCTATGATATTTTAATGGAGCATTATAATGAGAATCGCAGTCACTGGAAGCAGTAAACTCGCTGGTGCCATCATAGATAGGTTTGGCGCAGACTCTTATCGAGTTGAAGATAGGATAGAGAAATCAGACTATGATGTCTTCATTAATAATGCTCACGTTGGATTTCAGCAAACACTCTTACTCGAAGAATGGTGCCATGCTTGGTACGAAGATAGTAGTAAGCTCATCATCAACATATCGTCGAGAGCAGGTCTACCAAATCTTTCAAAGGGTTACATGTATGCGGCTCAAAAAGCGTCTCTCGATCACATTGCGGATAACATTACTTATAACAGCCATAAGAAATGTAGGATCACTACGATCAATCTTGGAATGCTAGAAGACTCCCTTCCTTCTGTAACTTACTCAGAAGTCTGTGATTTAATACAATATGTTCTTTCTTTGCCGAAACATCTAGAGATACCAAGGATATTTCTACAGAACGCTGCAAACTATAAAGAAGTTCAAAAACTTAAGAGCTCTAGATATTAACAGATAAATAAGATAGTACTGAATTCACAGGATAGGTATTATATGTTTACCAACGAAATTGAATTTGACGAAACTATCACAACAATCTTAGATGACTGCGGTCAATATGAAGATGTTCAATTCTTCATCGATGATAACGAAGTATACATAAGACAGTGGAACGAAACAAGAGGACAGTGCGAACTCATAGCGATGTCTCATAGAATGTTTGAAGAGTTTCTTCAAGCTTTAAAGAAACCGGAAGGTTCTTACATATTACGATAACGTGAACAACATACAGGAGTGATAATTATGTTTACGCAAAAACAGATCGAAGAACTCGTAGATCTTCTTTGCGATCTTAATGAATCTACGAAGATCTACATAGGAACGGACTCAGTTCGTTTTAGAGAAAACGATAGATGGTACGCTAAGTATGCGACGGTCTGCGTCGTTCACATGAATGGTCAGAACGGCTGCAGAGTGTTTCGACACAAGACGGTTGAAACTGACTACGATCTAAAAAAGAATCGTCCGTCAATGCGTCTTATGAATGAAGTCATGAAGTCTTGCGAACTGTACACTCAGCTCGCTCCGTTCATCGACGATTTCGACGTTGAGATTCACTGCGACGTCAACATCGATCCAAAGCACGGTTCAAACTGTGTCGCATCTCAGGCTGCTGGTTATGTTCTTGGTGTAACTGGTCTTGCTGAAAATCACGTGAAGCTCAAGCCTCACGCCTTTGCAGCTAGCTTCGGCGCAGATCACTACGCAAATAATTTTAGTTGACATTCACAACGTTATGAATTATATTGTAGTTAGAAACGGAGAATCAAAATGAACAAGACACTTCTAGCAATTGCAGTATCACTTGTGCCGGCCGTTGTTTCAGCGGACGGCCTTTCTAATGCTCAGTACGCAGTGATTACTGCGGTCCATCCGGTCTACACGGATCGATATGTAGATACCTACGAGAACGTATGCTATGATGTACAGGTGCCTGTTTACGGTCGTGTTCATGGTGGCTCAGATGCCGATGTTCTTGTCGGAGCGTTGATTGGCGGAGCGATTGGCAATCAATTTGGTGGTGGAAGCGGCAAGGACGCAATGACCGTTCTTGGCGCAATCGTTGGTGCCAATAAGGGTGCTAATGCTTCTCGTGATGCAGTCGTTGGATATCGTTACGAACCTCAGTGCGAAAGCGTAAGAACGACTGTTAACGATCCGATCGTATCACACTATCGTATCTCTTATACCTATAATGGGTATGAGTACTCTCAAGAAACTGTACATAAGTATACGCTTGGTCAACGCGTGAGCGTTCAGCCCGCGTTGAAGTAAATTAATAAAGGATTGGATATGGGTATTAAAGCAGGAAAGATCTGGGGAGGCACAGAGCTCATTCACGCGAATGGCGTATTTGAGTTTCATCGAATTGAATTCAATGCAGGATTTAAGTGTTCGGAGCATCTTCATCGATTTAAATGGAACGGCTTCTTTGTTGAATCCGGTAAGATGTTGATCCGTGTATGGCAGACTGCAGATCAAGAAGGTATTGTTGACGAGACTGTGTTGTCTGCTGGTCAATTCACTCAAGTCAGGCCAGGACTCGTTCATCAGTTCGAAGGTCTCGAAGATGGCGTTGCGTTTGAACTCTACTGGGCAGAGTTTAATCACGATGATATTGTTCGTAAGACTGTTGGAAAAAAGGCATGAGGATCATTGCTGGCCCATGTCAACACGAGAGTCTAGAGCAATCTCTTGAAATCGCAAAGCATTGCGAACTGGTATGTAAGAAGTATGGAGTTGAATACTTCTTTAAAGCTAGTTTTGATAAAGCAAATCGAACAAGCTCACTAGGAAAACGCGGTCTTGGCATTGAAAAGACTATGCATGACTTTGACGTTCTTCGTAGTCATATGTTGGAACTGAACATCGTAACCGACGTTCACGAAACTTGGCAGGTAGAGTTCGTAAAGGATTATGTAGATGTTATTCAAATCCCTGCTTTTCTTTGCCGCCAAACGGATCTTATCCGAGCTGCCGTAGAGACTGGCAAAATCGTCAATATTAAAAAAGGACAGTTTCTTGCGCCGTGGGATGTCAAAGGTATTCTCTCGAAAACCGAAGGAGCAAAAGAAGTCTGGCTAACTGAAAGGGGAACGAGCTTTGGGTATAACACTCTTGTGGTCGATTACACTGGTATCCAGTACATTATGGATAATTACGATGTTCCGTTTGTATTTGATGCAACACACTCTGTTCAAAAGCCTGGCGGCATGGGGTCGAGTAGTGGCGGTAATAGGAATTATGTTCCTGGTTTATGTCGTGCAGCTAGTGCTCTTGGTGTATCTAATTTCTTTTTAGAAGTTCATCCGGATCCGGATAGTTCTCCGTCTGATAGCGCGAATATGCTATATCTGAATGACTTTGAAGAAGTCGTTGAACAAATTGTCAACTTTCATTATGTTAGGAAATAAAATGGTAGACATGAGCGTCGTTATCGGTAACCTATTGTTCTGGCCCGCTTGGTTCTTAGTATCGAGCATTCCGTATCTGTTGAACCAATATGCAATCAACAACTACGAAAAGATCCAAGATTTCAATAGTAACAAAAATGCAACAGATAAACCGAACTAAATTTTAATAGTTGACATTTTCTCAAATTGGTTTATATATAACTAGTAATCGTTGAAGCAGACGATAGACATTCTGGACCGGGGTTCAAATCCCCGCAGCTCCACCAAAAGTAAATTAAACGATGTTTGCGAAACAAAGGAGGAATCTATGTTTGCAGATAAAGAAGTTTTTAAGCAGTATAAGAAAGACAAGGGTCTGGAAAGGCGCGCGTTTCTAAATGAGTATAAAATAAGCAGAGGATGCGAAATTTGTGGTTTTAATAAACATCCACAAGCATTAGCATTTGATCATTTGGATCCTAGCACAAAGCATCCAAAATATTCTGCTAAACAACTTACTCGTTGGGGTATGGAAATGTTGATGGAAGAAATCAGTAAGTGTAGAATTTTATGTCATAACTGTCATGCAATTCACACATATGACAACGACCATCACAATCTTCATAACCTTTAATTTACTTTTGGCGGGGCTGACTAGGGATCGACAGGTGTTGAAAGCAAGTGGAGATTACCGTGTTGGCCTACGTTATTCAGCCAAAATTACAACTGCAAACACAAACGCAGCTCCTGTAGCTTACGCTCTCGCAGCATAATCTACTTGGGTGGGTCACCGACCTCGAAACAGAACTGGTGACACTCACACCAACCAACTCAAAGGAATACAAAATGAAAAAGTTTCTTCTTGCAACTGCAGCTGTTCTCTCGATGACTTCTGTAGCTTCCGCCATGGATTTCGGCAATGGTCTCGCTCTTGACACTGAACTTGTTACTGAATATAACACCGACACCACCGTCTTCACTTCTGTTCTAACTCCACGTCTTGCTTATGCACCTATCGAAGGTCTTGGCATCTGGGCTGAAACCGATCTTGCTATCTATGATGGCGACGACTTCATTCAGTTCAATAGCTCCGCATTTGAAGGTGCAGTTCTTGGTGCAACCTACGTCCCAAGCATTAACCTTGGTAAAGTAAGCGCAGAAGCATACCTCGAGAATAACTTCGATGGCAGCTTCGAGTACATTGACAGCGTCGTCGGCGTTTCTCTTAGCTTCTAATCCAAAAGAATTATAGCAAAAAGTAAAAAGGAGGGTTTCGCGCCCTCCTTTTTTTATAAATACTGACGAGGAGGATCCCTAATTGGATTTTTTAAGTTTAGTATCAGACGTAGGGTTTCCAATTGCAGCTTCTTTAGCAGGAGGCTTCTTTGTGTTCCTCACGCTACGATTTATACTTGCTGGAGTTCTAGATAGTATAAAGACACAACGCGGGTTTGTTATGGCTTTGGACAATAGAGTAAAGACCATGAACAATGAACTCGTTCGTATCGATGTTCAAATGTGTAATGCCTTTGGTGTAAAGCCAGATTTAGACAGAATTGCAAGAGCCGACGGGCAAAAAGACGCAAGAAAAGACTAAAGAGAGCGGATTAGAATTTGGATATCGCAGCAGCAATAAGTCAGTATGGTTTTCCCATCATAGCCGCCTTCGGCTTAGGCTATTTCATTTATTATATTTGGACGTGGGTGACCGAAGAGGTAGATCCAGTTGTCGGTGAATCCCATATGACTCTCATCGCTCTTATTGATAGAATAAGAATGTTAGACAATGATCTGATAAGATTGAGAACGAAGCTTGACATGATTCTTGAGAGACAAGAAGAACTCAGAATTTCCAAAGATACGATAGAAGTTCTACCTGAAAAAGAAACTCCTAAGTTAGAAAAGAAATAACAACCATCGACTCTTTATAATGCCATTCTTGATTTTGTTATGATAACAGAGGAAAGAAAGCATGATAAAGAGACTGCTTATAACATCTTTATGTTTAAGTACGCCTGCATACGCTGAAGTTTTTGAATTCAATAGCCCAGCGTTTAGCGGAAACGGATATAGTACACACGTACTTACAATTCATCAGTTAGAGCAACAAAGAAAAGACAAGATAATCGCTGATGAACTCGCTGCTATCGAGCGCGCTGAGCGCGAGTATCGCAATAGCAACGTCTACAAATTTCAAAACAACCTTGAATCAAGAATATACGCACAGCTCTCGCGTCAGATAGCGGATAACCTATTTGGCGAAGGCGGTGGTGCTGTCGTTGGAGAATGGACAGAAGTCGAGACACCATTTGGTGACAGAATAAAGTGGATGCGTGGAACAGACGATAGAATATACATAGAAGTCTACGACTCAAACGGAGACTTAGCATCCAGCTTTGATGTACCAGTAGGGGAGTTTGCATTCTAATGAAAAAGATAGTATTATCACTCTTATTCGCAGGTCTCGTTGCTGGCTGCTCTACCACAGTGAATCGAATACCAATTGAATCACCAAAGGCCGTCGTGACAGAGAAAGATTTCATTAATCTTCCGCCACCAGCACAGGGTGCGATGGTCGTTGCGGTGTATTCGTTCGAAGATAAGACAGGTCAGAGACTACCGAGCGAAAAACTTGCTAACATCTCGACTGCAGTTACACAGGGTGCAGAACAATACGTGATCAAAGCATTGCGTGATGCTGGAAACGGAACTTGGTTCCGAGTTGTAGAACGTGTAGGGTTAGAGAACCTAGCACGCGAACGTCAGATTATACGTCAGACGAGAGAAGAAGTTGGTGACGAAACTCCTTTATCACCTATGCTATTCGCAGGAGTAATCGTTGAGGGAGCAATCGTTGGCTACGATTCAAATACATTAACCGGTGGCGCAGGTGCAAGATACCTTGGCATAGGACCTAGCACTCGTTACACTGAAGATGTGATCACTGTCTCAATGCGAGCTGTTTCTGTAAAATCTGGTGAAGTTTTAACAAGTACAGCAGTATCAAAAACCGTATTAAGTACAAGTACAAATTTAGGTGTTTTCAAGTTTATAGAGGCAGGTACTGAGAACGTCGAACTTGAAATTGGTAATTCACAGAACGAACCTGTGAACCATGCAGTAAGACTCGCGATTCAGGCCGCAGTTGTTGAAATGATCAAAGAAGGTGCCGAGAACGGCTACTGGGCTTTCAAACAATAACAAAAGGAAATAACTCAAATGAAAAACCTATTATTAACTTCTGCTCTTATGATAGGAATCGCGGTTCCATCATTCGCAAGCGAAGTTTATATCGACCAGGCTGGAAATAGTACTAACGTAAACGTACTTCAGCAAAATGGAAACAACAGAATCAACACCGATGCGGCTCCTATGATCGTGAACGGTAACGACATCAACGTCGAGATTGTTCAAGATGGTGACGGAAACATTGCTGACATCTTTATTCAAGTAAGTGCTAACGACACGAACTATGAATATCGTGTTGAAGGTGATCTAAACGAAGTGCTTTCAAATATCAGTGGCGGAGTCGACAATAATTTCGTCGCAGCCGTCATAGGTAACGATAACGTGATCACTCTATGTAAAGATTACATTAACGGTAACTGCAGCGGTATTCAAGTCAACCTCACAGATACTACACTCAATCTTACTGGTAATAATAACGAAATCAACTTTGCATTGAATGCTCCTGATGCAACCAACGTGTTCAACGTCGGCCAGACAACACCAAGTGATTTCAACGTGATTAATCTTACTCAGACTACATCTACAGGACATATCGTAAATGTTGACATAGATGGAGATACTAACACCGTGGATATCGTTCAGCACTAATATGTGGAGAATCTTATTCATCGTAATGATGATCATTCCCAACTTCGCGATTGCCGAAGTTGGGACCGTGACTGATTTCAAAGGAAATGCAGCTGAAGCCAGAAGAGACAGTGATAAACTCACTGTTGAGATGGGCTTTGGTGTTGAAATGTTAGATCAATTAATTACTGCTAATACTCGGCTCGGCCTAACATTTGAAGATGGCACGCGAGTTGAAATTACAGAGCAGAGTGAGCTAGTGATTGATGATTTTGTGTACGATCCAAACACGAGCGCTGGTAAGATGTCGATGGAGGTTGCTCTTGGAACAGTTCAGATGACATCTGGTCTGCTAGCCAAAACTAGCAGAGAGAACGTCGACATCCGCACGCCAACGGCAAGCATTACGGTCAGAGGAACAGACTTCTCTATGACGGTTGACGAGCTTGGTCGCAGTCTAATCATTCTCCTACCTAGCTGCCCAGACGAAACTCTCAATGAAGACGAATGCCCAGTCGGATCCATCTCAGTGAGTACTGATGGCGGAACCGTGATGCTAAATGAATCTTATCAAGCAACTATGGTGTCTCACAGCGGGCTATCTCCGGCGGATCCTCGTAAACTTCTTTTAGATCAATCAAACATCAATAACAATCTTATCATAGTTCCTCCATCAGAATTTCCAGGCGGATTTTCTAACGATGAAGAAGAGGAAGAGATACGAACCGAACTTGATGTTGATCTCTTAGAGAATGAAGAACTCTCTGAAGACTTGCTTGCTGAAGATGAAGAATTAACGACCAACTCGCTTGACGTAAACAGAGTGAATAACACTTATTTGGATAATCTTCTAGAAATCAACGTGGCATCTCTTGAGAGTATGCTAGAAGAGGAAGAAAGCGAAGTACTACCTAACATTAAGAACTTTCCATGGATACGCGCAGTCGTGAATGAAGAGTTCATGTTATTAGATTCTGATCGTTCACCGCATATATCAATGCTGACAACAAGTTTAGATACGAACGGAACGTATAACGTAACTCAGGATGGAGTATTTGCGGTTGTACAAATAAACGATGGAGGAACGAATGTTTCTATCACTACTATCCAGACTCAGTAGCGCGATACTCGTTTACCTTATGTTCGTTAGTATTGCCGCTGCGGCTATCACTGACTTAAAGCTCAGCACTGCGCAGATATTCGACGTGCAGTGGTATATTTCCGGCGGAACACTGCATGCGAGCGGATTTAACTATATCTTTGCGAGCGTGAACTATGCTACTCAGACTAATTCGGCTGCTAGATGGACAGCTGCACAAACTGCAGACGCAAACAGTAATGGCAGATACATTGGGTTCTTTAATAGTACAACCAATCCTGGCACCTACGGTATGGCCGTGTTCAATAGCGACGGCACAAGATACAAAATAATTAACAACACAGGCTCGTTTCGAGCATTAGCCAACGGAGCGATCTTCTATAACGGCAACGGTATGTGGGGAACTCTCATCACTACCGGTCAAGGATATAGTCTTGGTCAAAGCGGTTCGTGGTCTGTCACTCAAGATAACCCAACGAATAGTCAACTTCAAGCGTATGTTCCACCAAGCTCAACGCCGTTGGCTGCGGGACAGACTGCGCCACCACCTGCTGTCGCAACTCCAATCTATAATAACAGCTCGAATGTTAACATAACCAATCACTATCCTACGAGTAATAACAGCCCATCGGGTGAAGGTGCTTCGCAAGCGTTTGATAATAATCCAAACACAAAGTATCTAAACTTTGATAAGAAAAACGCTGGTGTTACTATTAAACTAAACGCTGGGCGAGTGGTAAACGAGTTTACACTTACCACTGCGAATGACTTCTCAGGAAGAGACCCGACGAGTTATAAGCTATACGCAAGTAACGACGGTGTAAACTGGACGTTGATTCAAGAAGGTGCTTTATCACTTAGTAACGATAGATTCTGGACCAGTCCTAAAATTCCAGTCACAAACAGCAATGCGTATGTCTACTATTACATATTCTTTCCCACGACTAAATCCGGAGACGGCTGTGGTTTGAACTGTGACAGTATGCAGATTGCAGAAATTACATTCTACTACAATTCAGGCAACACAACAACATCAACGGCGACTGGTTCAGGATCTGTATCAAACCCAGGATCTGCTCCAACCCCGGTTTACTCGTCAGGTATCAATCCTTCACAGGCGATGAGAAGAGCGGCCAACCTTGCTTTGACGAACGGTCATAATGCAAATGTAAATATTGTTGGAAACGACAATGATGTTCAGATCCAACAGATTGGTGGAAGCCATTATGCTATCTTAAATATCGATGGTGATAACAATAGCACAGATATTTTACAGACAACAACTACATCATCTAGACACTATCTAGAGGCTGACATCATCGGCAATGGAAACAGCCTAATACTACAGCAAAGAGAAACTGGAAAAAACATGTTCTTAAACGTTAACGGAAACAGCAATGATCTGTCCGTGAACCAAAAAGGAACTGGGAACCATTATTTAAATCTAACGTTAATTGGGAACGATCATAATGCTAGCGTAATTCAGGATGGAAGCGGCAGTCATGCTGCGACTGTTCAGTTAGAGAACGGTGGCGGAGCATGGAATTTTATTCTAAACCAGTCCGGATCAACTTCTAAGACATACAGTTTGCCACATAGTATGAGCGATGGAAGTACTGTATCCGGAGTATGTAATGTTTCTGCGGGGTGTAACTTAACAGTGAATCAGTAGCGAGGAAATTAAAATGGATTTAATATACGGAATAGCATTGAGTTTTCATTTAGACTTTGAACAACATTACAATAGCATTCATCCTCATATCCGTTTACAAGACGATAGTTTTATCGCCGGCGCTTATTATAACAGCGAAGATGCTTTAAGCGCGTACGCCGGTGTTCAAATAACACGATCCAAGTGGAACCATGAATTTGGCGTAGTGTCTGGATACGGCAATTACGAAGTGCTTCCTTTTATCAGAACAACATACGATTTTAATGATAATGTAATAGGTTACATCACACCAGGATTTGAAAACAATAATGTTGGCATCGTCTTTGGTATAGAATTACAGAACTCTAAGTAGAATAAGATATATAGATTAATAGTTAGTCAAAAGGTTTACAGATGGATATATCGAAACAAGTAAACGAACTTCGTATGAGAATTGCAGAAGAAAAAAGAAAGTGGGGATTTGATGAAGAGACCCCTTCGATAAAAAGAGAGCCATCTAAGAAAGTTATTAAAGATACGCCAAATGAGTCGGATGATTTAAAGGCAAAGCTGCTTGGATTAAAGAAGCGATAGCGAATGAAATTTTAAGAAAGAAACGAAAATGATGAAGAAGATATTGTTATCACCTATTTGGAGTCTATTAGTACTCGGATTATTGTGTATGCTGTTTGTAAGTAACCCCGGTTTCTTAGAAAGCATAAAGCTTAGATATTTTGACCAATTGATAGTGAATCAAGAACCGGTTCAAAACAATATCTACACTGTGAATATTGATGAAGCTGCGATCGAAGAAAAGGGTCAGTGGCCATGGCCTCGAGGAGAATATGCAGCATTAATCGAAGATCTATATGCTAGGAATGCAGGACTCGTCGTGTTCGGCGTCCTGATGAGCGAGAAGGATCGCTTCGGTGAAGACTATAAGTTGACTGAGACTCTACAAAAGAACCCAGTCGTTCTTAATACAGTCGGCGGTGATCGAACCGTGAACGAACCGATCAATCCTGGTGCAGCAATCATTAACTCTGAGTATCAGGATCTCATTCTTTCGTATCCTGGCGTCATTGCAAACATTCCTGAGCTTGAGAAGTTTGCTATTGGATCCGGTATCGTTAATACACTTCCTGAACCCGATGGTGTCACAAGACGTGTTCCACTCGTTATTGAGTCTGAAGGTGTTTTGTATCCAAACTTAACACTCGAGGTTCTTCGAGTTCTTGCTGGTGATCCAAGCTTTCAGATACGTCTTTCGCCACTTGGAGTTGATAAGTTAAGAGTTCCACAGTTTGGTCCTATCTCAACGGACGAACTTGCGAGAGTATGGATCGACTGGAGTCAAAAGTCAATATCAGTAAGTGCGACAGATCTTCCTGAAGACTTCGGTGGTGCGGTGGTGTTTGTAGCTCCTACGGCTGCAGGTATCAATAACCCGATAGCGACTGCAGCTGGTCAAGTATGGCCGCACGATCTTCAAGCTGCTCTATTGGGAACTGTATTCAACGGTACGAATATTGAGAGACCGGCTTGGGCACCAGGTATGGAACTCATCGCATTCAGTATCGCAGGTTTACTTCTGATAGCATTAGCGAGATGGACCTACGTCGGTCTAGCATTCTTTGCGGTAGTTGTCGTAGCAAGCATTGCATCAAGTATGTATGCGTTCGCTGAATATAAGATGCTTATCGACGGCGTTATAATTCCAGCCGGATTACTGCTCGTTGGTCTAATTCGTTATGCTGTAAAGTTCATAGACGAATTCCTACAGAAGCAAGCGATTAAGAAACAGTTCGGAGGATATGCTTCACCTGAGGTTGTTGAGATCCTACAGAAGAATCCAGATTTAATTAAAAAAGGCGTTAAGAAAGAAGTTAGTATTCTATTCTCTGATCTTCGTGGCTTTACTCCTTTAGGCGAAAGTTTTGGTGATGATGTTGCTGGTCTTACAAAGGTAATGAATGGATACATGGATGCAATTACACAGCCAGTTCTTGACTCTAGTGGTATGATTATTAAGTACATTGGTGACGCGTCAATGCACATACATAACGCTCCTATCGACGATCCGCATCATCCTAAAACCGCTGTCCAGTGTGGATTGGACATGCTTAAGGCCGTAGAAAAATTTAATAAAGATGTTATCATACCTCAAGGTCGCCCACCCGTAGGCATGGGTGCCGGCATTAATACCGGTCTTGGTTATATTGGGGAAATGGGCTCAACTAAACGCCACAGCTATGACGTGTTAGGTGACAGCGTATCAACCGCTGCTCGCATTGAAAGCAAATGTAAAGAATACGGCTGCTTGCTATTAGTTGGTGGTGCAACCGTTGAACATTGTAAAGATGACTTCTTTTTCCTTAAGATAGATGATCTAGCAGTAAAAGGTAAAACTGTAGGTATTTCAATTTACACGGTACTAGATGATGTTCAGCCGAGTTATATTAGCAACAAAAAAATTCACGATGCGATGCATGAACTGTATCTAAGACAAAAGTTTAGCGAAGCTATTGAACTTTGCCAAAGCCTTAGACACTGTTTCGATGGAAAAATGGATAAGTATTATGATATGTGGATCGAGCGTTGCGAATATATGAAAACTCAAAAACTTCCAAAAGATTGGAACGGAGTATTCATAGCAACTTCAAAATGATGATAAATATTATATCACACCACAAAGGATTTCAAAAATGCTAAACGTAAATTACTTTATAGACTTCGTTCAAGAAACAAAGAGACAGTTCGTAAGATCAACTGTCTCTGATGAAAAAATCAAGGCTGGGCTGCTGAATTTTATTGACAAACAGACAGAACTGAGTAAAATAGTAACTAAGAACTTTGAAGAATTCAGTAAGATTGGTATTGATGCAATAACGAGTAAAGGAAATATTTGTAAGCCATGAACAATTTGAGAGAGCTCACGAAAGAAGAGCACAGAAGAGCAGAACGAACTGCTTTTATGAATAGAATGTTAAAGAAAAAACTTACACCTTATCAGTATTACACGTACTTGAAGAATCAGTTACTTATGTACGTTACTCTAGAGTATTATGCGACAGAAGTAGGAATCTTCGGAGAGGATATCTTCGGCATATTAAGGTCGGCTGCTATCCTCGAAGATATTACGATCATGGAGTCAGAGTCCGAGATCTCGTTAAAAACTGCCCCTACTCTACCCGCCGCAACTGCTTATGTAGAATACATTCATAAGATTAAAGAAGATAAAGACAAGCTTCTTGCACATATGTATGTTAGACACATGGGAGACCTTTCCGGTGGCCAGATGATAAAGAAGCTAGTACCAGGACCAACTAACTTCTACGAGTTCGAAAGAGATGTCGATGAATTAAAGACTCTTATTCGAAACAATCTACACGACGGTTTAGAGAAAGAAGCTAAAGTATGCTTTAGCATGGTTCAGAAATTTCTAGAAGAATTGGAGGATTACTTTGGAGGTATGGACCCCGCTGATTCAACTGTCAAAGAAGATTGAAAGTATCTTTGACGATCACTATAGTAGGAACTCTAGCCTAGAACTATTCGATGGATGGAAAGATAATATCTGGAGTTCCAAGTATGTTCGAAAGTGTCACTTAAAGACGATTGACAATAGAGAGTCACAAAAACTCTGGCTTATGCATGTGAATATATTTCCGCACGAGCATTTTAACTTTCCAATCCTTGGTTTCGACATCGTGGCAGGCCCAAGTAAGATCACCGGATCGTTCTTTGACTTCTCTCCAACTACGGACGAAACTCCAGAACACCCATACCTGAGTTATATGAGAGACACGGCGAAGGATCTTTCATGGTCTAAACCTCGTGATCTTCCTGACTGGGCTCAGAGTATCTTCTCAACTTCAATGATCGCGGCAGGTAATTTAAAATCTGAGGAAGAGATCGATCAACTCTCAAAGACCTGCCTTCATCTCGTTGAATACTATGTAACGAATATGAAGAGCAATCTTTACGTCACGAATCCAATAAAGATCACTGAGAGACACAATCAATACTGTAGGAACCAAAAGCTAAATCCGCATCTTCACAGATCAATACTCTCGATGGGTATCTCTGAAAACGATAAAAACAACTACATAGATAGTGTTTTATTCGAGGAGATCTAGCTTGGATGATATAAAAGTAGTTGACATTTATAGAAAAATGGGTTATACTTATATCGAAAGCCGTGACGATGGAGACGGCTTTTTAGATGTTTCGAGAATTGGGTTTTTAGTAAAGTAAGGGATTGCATATGGATAGTAAATTAGTCGAATTAATCATTCGCGAAAATCACGGGATCATGTATTCCGCAAAGATCTATGAAGACTCTGACAACCATCGAGTTGATTACTACAAGAACGATCAGTTGATCGAAACTCGTATCTTCGAGGAAAAGCAAGTAGAAAGAACTCGAGCAGCTGTTTCCAGCTGGTTAGATAATATAAAGGTATTGAAAAGTTAAATGATTGTCACAAGAACAGCAGAAAAGATACATATGGAAATCGCCTCCAAGCTTTCGAACGGCGCTACATATATCGATGCGCTAGTAGAATACGCGAAAGAAAATGACCTTGAGATTGAAACAGTCGCAGAGATCGTTAAGAAATCTTCGATACTCAAGGAAAAAATTCGTGAAGAAGCGGTTGCTGTAAGAATGGTGAAGAAGGAAGAGAATGGTCTCGTTAAATTATGCTAATGAGGAGTCGTTTCGTGTCTATGTCAACTACTTGGCATTGAAGAAACACTTTGAAAGCGATAGCTACGATTATCATAAGTATAATGGTAAAGTGCGCGCGTCCTTTGATAAATTTCAGACA